TGGCCTCCAAAGGACAGCGCTGCCCCCATCCATATGGGGTACAGGCCGGCGCCGCGTCGGGCTTCCTCTCACGGTTCGGTGAGGGAGTAGGCCAATGAAACTCACCCCCCGCAACTGGGACGATTTCCAGCACTACAAGGAGCGCCGACCCGTGTGGATCAAGCTGCACAAGAACCTGTTGGACGATTACGAGTTCCATTGCTTGCCGGTTGCTAGCAAGGCGCTAGCGCCCATGCTCTGGCTGCTAGCGAGTGAATACAGCAACGGAACAATCGAAGACCACATTAAAAAAGTGGCCTTTCGGCTAAGGATGTCGGAGCCTGACTTTGTGGAAGCGGTTAAGCCTCTGATTTCAGCGGGCTTTTTCGCTTATGAGGACAATGACGCTAGCACCCCGCTAGCAGAATGCTTGCCTAGAGACAGAGACAGAGACAGAGAAGAGAAAGAGAATAGTGCCAATAAGCTTATTGGCATTGGGGAACAAGTTCCCCCCCTCCCTGAAGACCAGGATGGAGCCGATAAGGGCTCGGACGGGGAAGATAACCCTTACGGGCTTGGCGCCGATGATGCGGCGCTGGTGGGCAACAGCTGGAACGGGATGGCCGAGGAGCATGGGCTGCCCACCATCCAGCGGATGACCCGTGCGCGCCGGCAGAAGGTCTTGGCCCGGGCGCGAGAGGTTGGGCTTCCCAATCTGATCACCACCATCGAGAGGGTTCCCGATCAACCCTTCCTGCTAGGCCGCAACGATCGCGGTTGGATGATTGATTTCGATTGGCTGATGGAGCCGCGCAATTTCGTGAAGGTCGAGGAACAAAAATTCAGGAGGTCTGGAAATGGACACGCTTGAGGCAGTGGCGACGGTATTGGCTCTCTGGCCGAAATCATTCCAGCCGGCGGACAAGTGGCGCGCGTTGCTGTCTGACGAGATCGACCAGTGGGACCGCTCAGATCGATCAGAGATCATCGATCGGCTGAAGCGGGGACACAACGGCAAGCGGATCAGCATCGAGACGTTGCGCAAGATGCGAGGTGAGCGCGAGCAGGTGCCGGAGCAGCAGGGCGGCAAGATCAATCACAAGCTGGTTGACGGCTGGCTGGAAGACCAGGGCTTGCTGGAAAGCTACCGCCGGCAACAGCCGGGCGACCGCGTGATGATCTCGCGGTTGATCGCAACGATGCAGCAGGTGGTTGGGTGGCAGTCGGCGCTTCAGGTTGCGGCGGGGTCACCTTCCACCTTCCGCGATTGGGAGCGGATCGAGAATTTGGTCCGGGCGGCAGAGGGCGCGATGATCCCGACCCGCGACGGCAGGGGCCGGAAGATTTGTTACGCGAACGAGGCGCAGGGGTGGGTTGTCCCAACCGGCATCACGCAGGTGATCTTGCCCGAGGTGCGATCCAAGGTTGACCGCGAGGCGGATCTGGCCGGCTACGCCAAGTTGCGCCGGATTATCGATCGGCACGGCGATGGCATCCGCGCCTTCGCCGCCGTGTTCCACGACCCCGACTACCAGCAGTACCTGCTTGACTACCAAGCCCGCACCGGCCGGCAGCCGGGATAGCACCCCCACGGAGAGCCAAACCATGACCGTAAGTTTCGAACTGTTTCTGGAAATCGTCCAAGACCACACCAAGACCCCCTGGCAGAAGGCAGCGAACCTTCATGCCATAGCCACAAGGGGCCTCAATGACTCACAGAAGGCCGCAGGCGGGCAAAAGCAGCGCCGGGGTAGGGTGGGAAGGGTCAGGGCGCTTTCGCCCGCCAGTGACTCTGTAATTGAATCTGATGGCCATGCTGAAAACGGCGTGGGCTGAACTGTCGCCCTATGACCTGCGACCAATTTGAAATAACCGCAACTCGGATGGCTTCCGGGCAATCAACGGAGAAAGCAATGTCAGTTGTAGATATCAAAGAGCACAACTTCAAAAATTGGCTCGGCAAGCAAATCAATTTAGCAAAAAATCAGCGTGTAATAATCCCATCAGTGTTGGTCACGCCAGAAGACGCTGGAGTGGTGCTTGAGAACAACGACGGGAACCGGAACTTAAATTCACGGCACGTTGAAGTCCTGGCCAACTCGATGTCGCTTGGTGAATGGGTAGAAACGGGCGACACCATCAAGTTGGACAGGTCGGGCCGCTTGTTGGATGGGCAGCATCGGCTTATGGCGGTGAGGGCATCCGGGGTCTCGGCGAAATTCGATTTTGCGTTTGGCGTTGCCACGGAAGCGTTTGACCGCATCGACGTGGGCCGTGGAAGAACGGCAGGCAACATATTTGAGATTGCCGGATACACGAACGGGACCACTCTTGCGTCAGCGGCGAAGGTTCTTATGGCCGTCGAGAGCGGGTTTAAGACTGTTCGTAGCGTCAATGCCTCAAAGCATGAGATTTTGAGTTACGCCCAAAAATGCCCAGACTTGGGGGAAAGTGCAAAGATAGCCAAGGAAATATCCCGAAACATTGGGAAGGCCGGAAGCGTTGCTGGCCTCGCTTCCGGCGTGTACAAAATCCGGCAGCGCATGGGTGAGAGTGAGCCTCAAGAGTTTTTCACAAAGGTTTCCTCTGGTATTGGCTTGCTTGCTGACAGCCCGATCCTTGCCTTCAGGAACAGATGTATCAGGTCTGCTGACGGTCGCCCCTTGGACGCGGTAGACGTGGCCGCACTCCTCATCAAAGCATTCAACTTTTGGCATGAGGGACGGGTTTGCAAAGTGTTGACGTGGCGCAGTGTGGACGAAGACTTTCCCATCGTTGGTTCCTGACATGCCATGCAAAAACGGCGAGGGATGAACCCTGCAATGACCCGCGGCAAGGCAAAACCGACCGAGGCAGATGAAAGCGATTTCGGCACCCCCGAAGCCCGCAGGCAAGCGTCCTGGGTCATTGAGCAGCTCAACCCGAATGACCGCCGCAGCAAACGGATCCGGCCATTACCTGATCCAGCCGCACGCAGATGCTTTGGTACGCTATCGCGATGACGCTTATTTGGCCGGCGTGTTTCCCCCCTGCATCGGCAATTACGACCAGAGGGTGACCGGCGGCAAGTCCGAGATCAGCGACGTTCGGCTTGCGTCCAAGGCGAGAAGGGATCACGCCATTGCCCTGCTCGCCAAAATAAACAAGCGGGCGGTTGCCTTGATTGAGGCGGTAGCGGTCGATGGAAAACACGCCGGCCCCTACTTTCAATCCTCTGGCATGGGAACCCCAAACGAAGCCCTTACACTGCTGGTCCGATGCTGCGAGGCCTTGGGCAAGCACTACGGATTGATCAAGTAGTGCAGTTTTAACATTGCACCGCTTGTTTGTTAAAAATGCTTGTGAGATGAATTGTGCAGCGTAGGCGATTTATCTTTTCCCGGTATCGCCGCGCGGGTTTCCAGGCAGTAAAGGCTTCGCTCCAACGAAGCGTTCATAAACAGTCAAATCACGCCCCACCGTTACAGCGGCTGGGGCGTTTTCTTTTGAACCAGCAACCCATAGGCACACCTTAGCGTGCAAGCCCGTGAGAGCGTTCCAATGACAAAGCCCAATGTAGGCGGCCGCCCAACCATATACACTGATGACCTTGCAGACGATATTTGCTGGCGGATCTCCAATGGAGAGACGCTAACACGGATCTGCAAGATGGATGGGTATCCTGCTCAACCGACAGTGTTTCGATGGTTGCAGGAAAAAGAAGGGTTCCGAGAGAACTACACGCGCGCAAGGCTTGATCAGGCGGACCACAGCGCTGATTTTCTGGTCGATCTCGGCGATGATGTTCTCTCAGGCCAAGTAACCGCAGACGCTGCAAGGGTGGTTGCAGACATTCACAAGTGGACGGCCGCAAGGCGCGCTCCCAAGAAATACGGTGAGCGGATCGATGTCGCCCAGACCACTACCTACAAGACCGTGACCGACAAGCCGCTCAGTCGCGAGGAAGAGCAAGCGAAGTGGCGAAACGAGTTCGGCGCAACCATCAAGACCGATGACTGACAATTACGTCTGGCGCCCGCAGGAAGGGCCCCAAGAACGGTTTGTCAGGGCGGCTTCCTATTTTGACATTCTGCTCGGCGGAGCCCGTGGCGGGGGCAAGACGGACGCGTGTCTTGGCGAGTTTGCCCTGCACGCGTTGAAGTATGGCCCAAACGCTCGGGGCGTATTCATGCGCCGGGAGATGCCCCAGGCGGACAGTCTCATCGACCGATCCCATCAGATCTTTGGCCAGATGGGGTGGAACTATCACAAGATGGAGCGGCAGTGGACGAGCCCGGAAGGTGCGATCCTGCGGTTTCGCCCTCTTGAGGAAGACCGGGACGCGGAGAAATATCAGGGGCAATTTTTCAGCCGGGTGTATCTCGAGGAGCTGACCAACTGGCCGAGCCCGCGTGCGCCGGACAAGATGAAGGCAACCCTTCGAAGTGCGGCCGGCGTACCTGTCGGGTTCAGAGCCACTGCAAACCCAGGCGGGCCGGGGCATCACTGGGTCAAGGCGCGATACATTGATCCTGCCCCTCAGGGCATGGCGATACTCAAGGACGAGTCTGGCCGGCATGAGCGCCTGTTCATTCCTGCGAGGGTCACGGACAACACGGCTCTGATCACGAACGACCCTGAATATGTGGAGCGCCTGAAGCTTTCGGGATCCAGAGAGTTGGTGC